ACCGAGGAGCTACGCGACGGTCTGTGGTATGTCTCGCGCATCGATGATCGCCTCGCGTACCGGCAAGAGGTGCACCGACAGGTCAAGCACCATAAGCGATACGATGTGCGCGATGCGCTCTTGATCGGTGATGAGTTATTTAACAAGATGGCCTCAGAGCTCATCGCACCACAGAGCGCGATCGACTGGGTGACGCTCCAAGCCTCGGGACACCTCCCAAGCATCTCGACACCCGCAGCGCCTCCCAAGGCGAGCAACGTCTACACAGTCACAGCAGAGCAACAGCAACGAATGAGAGAGATCGATCGAGCTTGGGCAACCGGCACCGATCACACAACGAAAGCGACTAATGGATGGTAAACTATAGAGAGATCAATGCAGAGAACTTTCCTGCGAGTGAGTGGGTAAGTAGCTCAGGCATCTTGACGACGACGCCTCTGCCATACTGCGACGAGTGTGAGCAGGGTTGGATCAGTGTTGAGGGCGAGCCCGGACAGGCGCGCATCGCCAAACGTTGCCCGACTTGTCACCCGCTCAGGCAAAAGCTCAAACATCTCGAGCGAGCTCGTCTGCCGTTCGTTGCTCACAAGCATCTCTTAAGCGATTATGAGTGGGATACACCAGAGCAGGCAGAGCGCGTCGGTGCTGTGCTCGACTGGCTACATGGAAAGACTGACCCCATCGATCGACCTTGCGTGATGATGTATGGCAAGCCGGGCAACGGCAAGAGCTTTATGCTACATGTGCTCGGCAAGCACGCATGTTTTAACGGTAAGCGCGCGCTATTCCTCACGCACGAGGGCTACATGCTCGACCTCAGAGCGAGCTTTAATCGAGACAAGCGCATAGATTTTCATGAAATGCTCGAGCGCGTCGACCTGCTCTGCCTCGATGAGCTTGGCGGTATGGGTGGCGGTGGTCACTGGTCGGCATGGTACAAGGCGCAGGTGCTCGAGATGATCAGCGCGATGTATGATCGTTGGTCGGCTAAGAAGCTCTCGATCGTGATGACAAGTAACCTCGTGCCTAAGCAGATACTCGATGACCTATGCGAGCGCAACACAGCAGCCGAGAGCCGACTTGCTCAGATGTTCGGGCGACCGGTGCGCATGGTCGGCCCTGATCGTCGTGCAGGCTCTAGCGGTAATGGGTGGCGCTGATGAGTTCCTACAATGCAAAGCCAAGCGCAGAGGTCATAAAGCGCGCTCGTGAGCTCAGGGCACAGGGTTATGCGCTGCGCACCATTGAAAAGCAGATGAGAGAAGAGGGCCACAAGCTAACCTATGTTACGATTCACAGATATACGAAAGACATGTACAGACCACCAAAGCCCAAGACCAAAGCAGAGAAGAGAGCAGCAAAGCGCGCCTGGTATAGGCGCAACGCTGAGCAGATCAATGCACGCTTAAGAGATCAGCGCGCAAATGAGAGCCCTGAAGAGAGAGCAGATCGCATCGAGTATGAGCGTCTCATGCGATTAGTTAAGAAGGGCGGCTAAGTAGACAGCGCGATGCTCAAGAGCCTGGGCATACCCTCCACAGCTGACACCGACTCGCGCACTGCCTCAGCAAAGCACCTGATCTCGAGCTGCGCGTGATGGTCGAGGCGCAACTTTAGAAAGTGTACGAGCGCGTGCAGGCTACACGACCAATAACACTCGCTCATAAGCGACAGAGGCAGACAGGCGCGCGCCTGCTCTTTACAGACACCAGCGCTCAAGAGCTCCTCGTATGCTTTAAAGCTCGCCTCGATCGCTCGATCGTAAATCATCTGAGCTCGAAGGGCATCATCCTCAGCCATCGGCCCAGCACTGCCTTGCTTGATCTTGTCAGCTTGAGCTCTCCATGCGTCGGGGCTCCATGCCTCATGATTAAACTGCACATACCTGCCTGAGATCTCATTCCATGCGCACCCGACTTGATGTTTCATCCACTGACGCAAGACAAAAACAGGCGCTTTAAGGTGAAACTGAAACTGAACATGCCGAAAGGGTGAGGTGTGCTCGTGCGACCAGAGATAATCGATCAAGCGCCAGTCGGCCTCGCTCATCTGATCAACCTGTTTTCCCATCGAGACTCGAGCGCTATTCACGACGCTCAAAGGCGACCCCATCACGTCGACGAGCTGCACCGAGCCCGACTGTGTTGCAATTCTTTCGTATATCACTTATATTCCTCTCGTGTTAATAAGGGCGGTCATGAGGGAGGCGGGCGCGTTTGGTGGCGCGCTCGCCTCGTTCGCTTATCACGAATGGAGATCAATATGAACCGAGTTTGGCTCATTGGCAACGTTGGAAAAGCACCCGAGGCTCGAGGGCAGAATAAAGACATCGCCTCTTTTTCGCTCGCAGTAAATCAGCGCCTCAAAGGTGGCGAGAAGAGCACGATGTGGTTTAGCTGTGTCGCGTTTGGAAAGACAGGCTCAAGCATACTCGAGCATGTGCAGGTCGGCTCGCTCATCGCGATCACCGGCAAGATCAAGACGAATCAATACGAGCGCGAGGGTCGCAAGGTGCAAGACCTTGACGTGATCATCGACACTTGGGAGTTTGTAGGCCCAAAGCCTGAGAGGAATCCGATCGGCAACCAGGGCGACGCATCCTGGGGTGAGGGTAGATGGCCTTAACATAAGCGAGTAACGAATGAATACAACCGACGAAAGACAGCGCGCGCAGATTATGGGCGAGCGCTTAGCTGATTTACAGCGGTTCTTGATCTCAGTGGCGATGCGTCGCGTCGGCCTCACAGTCGACGACGCCAAAGACGTCTACTCTGAGACTGTGCTGTATATGCTTGATCGAGGCGTTAAGCTCATCGATCTCACTCAAGACTTTGACGCTGCGATCACATCGACCATGATGAGGCGCGCGCTCAACCATGTGCGCAACCATCGTCGCATTGATTATGATTATGTCACGACGATGCTCGAGCGCGAGCACTTGGCTGCACCTGATGAGCTCTCGCATATTGACTGGGAGATCGACAAGGCAGTGATCAAGGCTGAGATGATCAAGCGTTGCACTACAGACCTGCAGCGCACCCTCGCTGAGGTATATCTCGACTTTGACGGCACTAGCATCAATGATCATGCGCGTCACTGGGGTTTGAATCAAAACTCTCTGCATGGTGCAGGGCGAGCACTAAAGATGATCTTGAGGGATATTGTAAATGAGCAATAAAGACGATCTCAAAGGGCTCGCAGCTCGTGAAGCTGCCTCTTCTATTAAGACGACAAAGGCGACAAGCGCGCGCGCGACCACCGGCCCAAGAGCGCCAAAGTACGCGACCAAGGTCGATAACTTTCTACGCCTGCTCAGTGAAGGTCACAGCATCGAGGCAGCTGCAGTCGGTGCAGAGCTCGTGCGCCAAACTGTATATGGGTGGATGGATAAGCACGAGGACTTCAAGGCAGAGGTCGAAGATGCTCGACATATGGCAGAGGGCTCAATCATGGCAGAGCTCCGAGGAGCTGCTACACGCAAAGATGATACGCGCGCGCTCATGTGGCTCCTGTCAAAACTGCGCCCTGATCTATATGGTGATAAGCAGGCGCTCGAGGTCACGACCAAGAAAGAGGACGGAGTGCCAGAGGTCATCGCGATGCTACAGCAGACGCAACACCTAGTCGATAAAGACTCAGCAGGATTAGCCGACCAAAGCAACAAGGCCGACTAATCCTGCAAAGAACAAGCGAGAGAGCTATGCCACAGAATAAACTTAAAATCAACCGGCCTCTGCTCTCTGCTAATTGGACACCTGAGCAGATGCGCGCAGGCGCTGTTCGTATCCATAACCGATTCGCAGCGCTCCTCACCTCAGTGATCGAGTCGGCAGACTGGGCAAACTACCGAACATCAAAGCGCCCTCTTGAGGTGGGTCGACCTGCTTGGCCTGACCCGGGCGAGTACTGCGATCTCGTACTTCAAAGGCGCAACGGCCCAGCAGAGGTCGCGCTCGAGGTCAAGACGAGGCATCGAAAGATCGACGACCATCGATCACCGGGCGAGATGCTTGACAGCGTGCTCGATCATATGGGCAACCAACTGCACAACCTGCAAAAGCTCGCGAGTCAAAGCGAGGCGCTCTGGTGTGTCGCGCTCGGTATATATCGCGCACCCTTTCAAAGCGCTGCGATGCACTACGAGACACCCTTTGCAGTCGTGATGATCTGGGGTCGATCAGTCGGTAGAGATGGGCCGATGAGTCGCGCCTACTTCCACAGCTTGGCAGAGCTTGATCGCGCGATGTGCTCTGCCACCGAGGTCTCACAATTCTTTGAGCTCGTGACGCACAAGCAACCATCACCCAGAGTCGAAGAGGCACCCGACATCGAGCAGCTCATCGCTCGAAGTAGCATCACGCGCAAACGCAAGCAGACCTTGCTCGCGCTCTACAAGTGGCCTGACAAGCCTATGCCTCTGCGCACTTTCCTGCGACAATTCGTGACCGAGAATTGCTCTGAGTACAGCTTAAAGCACTATACCCTCGACTACATCGAGCGCGGTATTGTACGAGGCTATACCAAAGGCTCGACCAAGCATAACCTGCGCATCGATGAGCAGGCTTTGATCGCATACCTGCTACAGGCTGATCATGAGTGATCTGATCTTAAATGATCTACAGCTTGAGGTGATCGGAGGCATAAGGCGCTCTGATCGCGTGATCGCTGCGCGCTGTGGTTGGGGTTCAGGCAAGACGAGCTCCCTCGTGTTCGCGCTGTGGTTTATCGCTAAGACAAGGCCGGGCACGACAAGCCTGCTCATCACCGACACGAACAGCAGGTATAACTCAGTGCTCATGCCTGAGATCGAGAAGTGGCTACAGCCTCGAGGCTGGGTCTATAATCACACGCTCAGGCAGTGGACTGATACACACACCGGCAGTGCAGTGCTCTGTCGCTCTTACTTTCGACCTGGTACACGCGACGCCTCGCACAACCCGCTCGAGGGTATCAACGTAACGTCAGGCATCGCGCTCATCGATGAGTGCCAAACGCTGAGCGCTGAGGTCGCGCATAAAGCGCTCGGTCGCCTGCGATCAGGGCCGAGCCCGACGCTGATACTTGTCGGTCTGCCTGTCAGTGATGCTTGGTGGTGTCAGATGGCAGAGGATGCCGGCAATCCTCCTCTGTTGTTTACCTCGTATGTAAACGAGGCAAACTTAAGTGAAGCTTGGTTTGAGGCGACCGAGCTCCTGCCTGAAGATGAGCGCGAGGCGATGGTCATGAATCGACCAAAGCCACCAAGCGGTCTAGTATATCAAGAGTTTGACATCGAGTCGCATGTGATCGACGACTTCAAATACTCGCCTGAGATGACCGGGCGCATCGCGATCGACTGGGGTTTTAGAAAGCCGAGCGTGTTGATCTTGGTCTATGATGAGGCGCGCGAGGCGACTGTGATCGCTCACGAGATCAACCCGCAAGAGGTCACGATCAAACAGCTTGCTGAGATGATCTTGCGCGTTGCTTGGCCTCGTGCGCTCAGAGATCAAGCGCCCGGCCCTCGCATCTGGCTCGATGCAGGATGCGCAGACAAAGCAGGCAAGGCGCGCAACGATCAGACAGGGCGCAGCGCCTTTCGTGAGATTGCCAAGCCGGTCGAGGCAGGTGGCATCGGCATGCCGTTGCGACACACGACCGACCCAGTGCGCACCGATGTGCTGAATGGGGTGCAGAAGCTCAAGCGCGCCTTTGCTCGCAGTCGCTATCTGATCACGCGCGAGGTGTGGACAAAGGGCGAGCGTGCTACAGGTAACAGCATAAGAAAGGCGCTCATGTCGTATGCTTGGGATACCAAAGAGCAACCCAAAAAAGACGGTCGAGAGGATCCTCTTGACGCGCTCAGGTATGACTGCATCTTTAACTACTGGGCCGACGAGCTCACGCGCTCGACATACACACCAAGACGCAAGCCGAATCGCACCAAGCGCGCAGGCATCATCACCGATCGAAGGGGCTTTTAAATGGCTGATCCAACCTTGACACCTGGGCTTGCTGATAAGCTGCTCGACCCCAACAACCTCGTCGCAGTCGTTACAGTCGGCATCATGTACATGCTGTGGACATGGGTAAACAAGCGCTTTGAATTAGAGAAGCAAGAGCAAGATGAGATCATCGAGAGGCTTGACGACTATCATGATGAGCTCCTCAAACTCGAGGGCCAAATTGAGGCTCTTAGAAAGCAGATCAATCGTGACTGAGTACCCTTACCTCGCACCGAGTGACATCGTACTGCATGAGACTGACTTGAACTGCCGGCAACGAGTCGACCTCACAGCAGACGAGCCAAGCTCAGCAGTTGATCACCCTCAGCACTATCATGCTGAGTCAGGCGTTGAGGTGATCGACGCGATTGAGGCATGGGGTTTAAGCTTCGCGCTCGGCAACGTCGTTAAGTATGTCGCGCGCTCAGGTCATAAGGGCAACGCGCGAGAGGACTTGCAGAAAGCGCTCTGGTATCTCACGCATGAGCTCGCAAAATACGACGATTGACTTTGCATGGTGCGAGCGCTGTCGATCGTGGCAGGAGCTCGGCAAGCCTCATCGATGGCGATTCGCAAGATCGATCTGTACCGATGAGCGCCCGACTGACTTTGAGGCGCTAAAGGCTCGAGGCAGGTGGCCTCATACAGGGCTTGACAAAGCGCCCGATTAAGCCAACACTAAAACCGACGCATGTATAAGCCCAACGATCATCTATTGATACCCTCGAGGGCTCATGCGCAAGCTAGACTACAAAGCCGATACAGAGGAGACGCCTCGACACATGAGGGGGCTCCACCCTCGTTTTAGTACACGAGGCATCACCGGCACTATGCTGTCCGGTGGTATGATCTCAGGCTATGAGCGCAACGCACAGCTAACCGGGCTTAACTGGGTGCGTGAGGCTGAGGACATGCTGCGCACTGATCCGGTCGTGCGTCGATCGTGGCACATGCTCAGGCAAACCTTGCTCTCTGCGACCTGGCGCTTTGAGTCAGCAGACGATCTCGACCCAGTGTGCAACGAGCTCGCGCGCTTTGGTAATGAGTGCTTTGGGTTTGATGGGTATGCAGGGCAGATGTCTCAATCTTGGGAAGAGCAACTATCATACCTGCTCGAGTTTGTGCCGCTTGGGTATCGCTACGCTGAAGAGGTCTATCGAGTCGGCCCTGACTTCAACGGCAAGACTCGAGTCTGGCTTGACCTTTATGCTGATCGAGAGCCGAGCGCGCATCTGCGCTGGTTGTCTCGTGATAATCAACAGCTTGATGGTGTGCAACAACAGGTCGTCGGTGTA